CCATGCCAAGCTCGGTGGGGCCACCATTCAAGACACCGTCGATGTGTCCCTGAATGCGACCGCCCGCGACGGAAAAGCCGAACTGACCGCCGCTGGCTCTCTGCGTGTAAAGGTCGAATCCGGCCATGCGTAGCCAACGGATGGCCAGATCTTCTAGGGTGTGTCCGACCTCAAAGATGCGCAGCACGCGGCCTGGCAGGTCGCGGCCAGGATCGACGGGGGTTTGCAGATACTCGTATTGCAAAGCGCGCTCGCAAGCAACGCCCAACCTCGACGCACCGAGGTAATTGCGCGGCGCTTGCCTATCACGCTGCTGGCGCAATGCGGCATCGATCAGCTCGCCGATCTGCTCCTGTATCTTGGGGCGGTGATTGAAGTCCAGCATCAGAACGGCACTCCCGTCGAAGCACGTTGACTCTGGCGCGATAGGCGTTCCTCAAAAAATGCGCGATCCTTTTCGGCTATGCGTTCGTGCTCGACAAGCATGTGCTCCTGATAGGCTGTGACTACAACCTCGACCAGCATCAGCACTTCCTCTTTGCGGTAGTCCGCCAGCGGTCGCTGCATGCCGATCGATCCCACGTAGTCACCCAGCGGAGCCAGGCACGACGCCATCGCGGCAAGCTCCATGTCACTGGGATCGATCATGTGACCTCCGCTTTTTTCCATCAGCCGCGAGAAGGCGTTCTGGCAACGCATAGAGCAGAACACCCAGCGATCCGAGTAGCGTCGTGGATCGCTGCGCGGCAAGCGCGGATTGAAGTAGCCGAAGCCTTTGGCGGTTCGTGAACAGACGGCACATTTCACGCGGCCTCCCGATAGGCATCGTTGGCTGCCATGACCAGGCGCTGGATCGACGACTTGTTGAAATGAAAGGACAGCAGGGTCGACGCCTGATAGCGGGTCATGCCGAAGTCAGCACGCATGGCCTGCGGCAGGTATTGAAGCTGCTTTTGGGTTGGCGGCTCGTTCAGCCAGCGGCGGGTCTTGTGTGCGGAGTCAGCTGTCTCCTGATCGTTGAGCCAGTCATCTGCCTTAGCCATGCAAACAGTACGTTCACCAACAGCCAGCAGGTGCGGCTGTACGTCTTTCGCACCACCCACAGCGTGCCAGCGACCATTGAGGAAGAAGATCCCACCCCAAGCATTGAAGCCCGTCGCCATCAGCGCATCGTCGCTGCCAAACAAATCGCACCAGCGGAAATTGGACCGCTTGAGCAGATCGATCTCGCTCATGATGAAATCGGACAGCACGCCAAATTCCTGTGGCTGCCGTTGCCAGACGTAGCCACACAGCGGGCACTCCATGCATGCCAGCGGCACGATCGCGCCGCAATCAGGACAGTCTTTGGTCGGCGCATCGCCGTCGTGAAGGTGACCTTCGAGATTGACCTCTTGCTCCAACGAACCGTGCATCAGACTGGCTGTACCGAAGTCCAAGACGATGCAGTCTGATTTGATGACGCCAGGAAACTCCTGCGGATCGACAGTACGCAGACCGCGTCCGACCATCTGGATGAAGGTGGACTTGTAGGAGCTGGGTCGCAGCAACACCACACAACCAGTGGGCGTGTAGTCGTAGCCCTCAGTCAAAACCGCAACGTTGACGACCACCTGAGCCCGCCCGGTTTCGTACTCCGCCAAGCGCGCTTTACGCTCACCATCGGATAAATCACCGTAGATCAGCACTGCCTGTACGCCTGATGCCACGAAGGCATCGCAGACGTTTTGCGCGTGGGCTACCGTTGAGCAGAAAATGATGGTCTTGCGAGTTGATGCCTTTTCTTTCCAATGCTTGATCACGGCTTCGGTAATCAGGCGCTTGTCGAGAATCGACGCGACCTCGTCCATGTCAAAGTCCATGGCCGTCTTGCGGACGTTTTTGAGGGCCTCCTGTACGCCGACGTCAATGACGAAGGTGCGCGGCGAAACGAGGTGTCCGGCAGCGATCATCTCGCCCAGGGTGATCTGGTCGGCCACGTTCGAAAAGACATCGCGCAGCCCCTTGCCGTCTCCTCTGTTCGGCGTGGCGGTCAATCCACAGATGCCTGCTTTCGGATTGCGAGTCCGCACGGCATCAATGATCGCCCGGTAGCTTGGCGACGAGGCGTGATGGGCCTCGTCGATCACGAGCAGATCCAGCGTTGGCATCTGCTCAAGATGTGGCAGACGCGACAAGGTCTGGACCATCGCAAACGTGGCCTGGCCGTGCCAGGACTTTTCGTTCGCGTCGAACACCGACGTTTGCATGCCCGGATTCACGCGTTCGAACTTGGCGCGGTTTTGGCCAGTGAGTTCAGTGCGATGCGCCAGGATGCAGGCCTTGGCATCGGGTTCGACCAAGTAGCTGCCGGTCACCGCCGACAGCATGATGGTCTTGCCCGACCCCGTCGGTGCGACGGCCAGTGTGTTTCCGTGTTCATCGAGCGCAGACAAGGTGCGTTCGACCAACAGTGATTGGCGGGGACGGAGCATCATGAGCGTGACCCTCCGTTACTGAGCCCAGCTCGGACGGCCCGGAATCGGGGCGCGGCCGGTGGCTTGGGCATAGGCGTTGGGAGTATTGGCTGTCGATGCGGGCTGAGCGGTGCCGCCCATCAGCGCTGCGTAATCCTTGTGGTCAGGCGTGATCGCAGACTTGATGACGCACTTGTCCTGGCCGTTCTGGTCCTTGTCCCAGTCGACTTTGCCGAGGAACTCGATGCCGTCCAGATCAGAAAATCCGCTGATACGGCGTGCATTCTGTGCTGCGGGGCTGCTGTCACCGGGATGAACGCCACGAGCCGAATTGAGAATCGCCTTGACGAAGGTGCGGCCCATATTGGCCCACTCAGGGCCTTTGGGACTGTGCAGACCAATGAGCGACCACATCTTGCGCCTTGCGAATTCGCCTTCCATCACGACGAACTCGCAGTTCAGGTACACCGATCCGGTGTTGTCATTACGCGTGGCGTAGCCGCCAGTCCAGCCCTGCGATGCGTCATCGAAGCCACCCGGCTTGACGGTCATGCGGACACGCACCAGCGTGCCCTTGGGGATCAGGTCGAAGGAGGTTTGTTCGGACGCGGAATTGAAATCGAAATAGGTCATGATCAGGACTCCTGAGTTGAAATGGATTCGGGGATTGAGGCGGGCGCAGGACGCGCGAAATCGAGCCGCTCTGCAGCGGGCTTGGCAGGACCGGCGATTTTTTCCATCAGACGGCCGAGGTGTGGCTCCTCGATCGGATCGAGCCGTCCGGAGCGGTCTTTGGCTGGGAAACACCAAGCGTTCAGCGTGTGGCAAACAAAGGCGCGGTAGCTGGTGCCGTCGTCAGCCTTCAGTTCGGCGAGGGTGACGACTTCATCGACGATGCCTGGCAACTCAAGGCCAGTTTTGGAGCCATCAATCTGCAGCGAAAAAACGCGCCGATTGAAATCGTCCAGGGCCTCATTGAGAATGCCGACGAACCACACGTTCTTGCCGCGTGTGTGCTGCAAATGAGTGAGCCAGCCGATCATTTCTTGGCCCATCAGCCCATACGCACCACGGCTGTCAGGCTTGCCAGTCTTCTCCGAATAAGCCTGTGGCTGACCCTTGCACCACTGCAGGCACAAGCGTCCGGCCACGGTGATGGAGTCAACGAATACGGTGTCGTACTTGTCCAGCGCCGCCGGGGCGCCGAAGCGTGCGCACACGGCATCGAAGTGGGCTTGGCTGTAAGGCTGGTCGTCGCGCAATGCTGGGTTCGGGCCGCCGATGAAAACGGCGAAATCGCGACACTCCTGCCAAGTGCGGGGACGGATCGTGTCCCCAGCCCAGCCCTCTACGGCCAGATCCCCGGCCTCGAGATCAAAGAACAACGTAGCCGTCGGTTTCAGAGTCCAGAGTTGCGATGTTTTTCCGATGCCACTCTTGCCGACGAGAACACCTTTGACGCCACGGCGCTCAGCCAGGCGCTGGTCTGCGGTAATGATGGGGAGACTCATTTCACGACCTCCTTGGTGCTGAGGTCGATGAATGCGTCTGCGACGGTGGTCACACCCAGCGCGCCACGGTTGCGGGCCATTTCGTAAAGGTCACGCAAACCACTCAGACGGCGGTGGATCAGTCGTGATTCAGACTCAAGGCCTTGGATCGCGAAGGCCACGTCATCGATAGTGGCGTCTTCAAGGCGGCGCACCACCTCATCGGGGCGGCTGCCATCCAAGGCCGGGATGCGGATGGTTTCCGGCAGATCGCGGAGATACATCTCAGGCTGTTTGCGCAGCAGATCGAGTAGCGTAGGTTTCGTTTGCATGGTGATTACTCCTGAACCAGCGCGAGACGAAAGCTCGGCTTGCCGGTCTTGACGGTGCGTGCGGGGACGAACGGGGCTTTGAAGGCTTCGGGCCACGCGTTGAACTTGGTTTCCGAGATCCGGTAGCTGGCTTCCACGTATTCGGATGGGTCGTCGCCATTGGCGGCAATGCGTCGGGTGATCTCGGCGAGCCGTGTCTGATCCCAATCGACTTTCTTGGGCAGGTCGGCAGTGATGCGGACGCGCCCGTCGTCAAAATGAACGACACCGGTGTCCTTGTTCGCAGCCAAGCGCAGCTGGTGGGCTCGGTCTGCGTACTTGAGATCCAGTGCGCGATCGATGTGCTCGCTGATGGCCTTGGCAATCGCCAGGAGGTCAGCAGCGTCGTTTTTGAACTCGAACAGCGACTCGCTGGCGAGTGCTGCAAGATCGCCTGCCGGTGTGGCCAGGACTTCTTTGGGGGATTTGCGGATCACAGTGCACCTCCTGCATTGACGCGTTCAGAGGTGCTCTTGCGCAGGCTGTCCGCCTCGTAGGCTTCGATGTCTTCGATGCGATATAAGACTCGGCCCTGCAGCTTCAGAAATACGGGGCCGATGCCTTCACAGCGCCAGCGCTCGAGACAGGCTTCGCTGATACCCCAGCGACTTGCCAGTTCGACTTGATTCAGGTGTTTGACACTCACGATGCACTCCTTTTGGTTGTTGCGAATTCGTGAAGTCAGTTTCGAATTTGGCCTGTACGGGCGTCCGCAACCGCCATGTGCGGGCGGATGTACGGGCACGGAGATTTCGAGAAATTGCGAGGCCCAGAAAGCAAAAAACCGCCCGAAGGCGGTTGTGCAAACTCATGAATACTCGTGCGAGGTCACTCCAACTGGATGCCATATCCATCGCCGTCATGCACGATGTAATCGGCCCACTGCGTGTTGCCGCTAAAGATGCTCGCGACCCGTTTGCCGCTCGCTGCCGCGCGTGATCCGTGTGCAGCGACCAGAATGTCTCCGGCTGAGACGCGATGACGTTCCTTGTGGAACTGCTCCACCAGATATTTCACCACTGCGATTTGCTTGGGGCCAGTGATCGTCCAAGGTGCAATCGAACGTGTGGTGATGTGCAGGGTGTTGGTGGTTTCATCGAATCGCACCGCAGGCGTGTGATCAGCTGTTTCCCCTGGAGCTGCGACCAACAGACGACGGATCAGATCGGTGTCGACTGCTGGGGCTGCGCTGTGTGGCGTCAACACACTGGCCAATGACATGACCCGGTAGTTTCTGGGAGCCTGAAT